ATAAATCTAAAAGAAGCGACTGCAGGAGATTGCCGATCAGCAGGCCGCGGAGCGCAAGAAACTCGACGACGAGAAAGCCACCCTCGAAGCAGAGAAGAGAAAGATCCAGGAAGAAAACGCCAAAGCAGTTCGAGCCCAGGAGCTGGAGAATGCGAGAACCGAAGCTGCCGAGAAGGCCCGGAAAGAAGAGGCCGAGAGAATCGAGCGAGAAGCTAAGGAAAAGGCCGAAGCTGAAAAGAAACTCGAGGCAGCCCGGAAGCGCAAAGAGGACCGCAAGCCTGACAAAGAAAGACTGGAACATCTCGGACTCGCAATAGTTGGCATGGTCTTCCCCACAATGAAGACGTCTGAGGGCCAGGAAATTATGGACTGGTTCAACCAGGAGATAGTGAAACTTACCAAGGAATTGAAAAAGAAAGCGGAGGCGTTATGAGCAAAGAACACGAAGGTACAGAGTTAGTGGAGAGCCAGGCACCGGCAACCCTGATGATCAGGGCCATGGAAAAAAACATGAAGCCGGAAGAGATCAAGCAGATGATGGATTTGCAGGAGAGATGGGAGGCCAACCAGGCCAGGAAGGCTTATTTTGTAGCCATGGCCGCCTTTAAGGCAGACCCTCCAGAAATCGAGAAAGACAGACAGGTAAAATTCCAGACGTCAAAGGGGACCACAGAATTCCGCCACGCCACGCTCGGAAACGTTACTACGCAGATCAACGCGAGCCTCAGCAAGCACGGACTTTCCGCAGCCTGGGAAACTATACAGAATGGCACCCAGGTCACGGTAATCTGCAGGATCTCCCATGCCCTGGGGCACAGCGAGACAACATCACTGACCGCGGGCCTGGATGATTCCGGTGGCAAAAACGTCATTCAGCAGCTCGGGTCCACGATTTCGTACCTGGAAAGGTATACGATTTTAGCCCTGACCGGGCTCGCAACGCACGACCAGGACGACGATGGAAAAGGCACTCAGCCGGAAGTGATCGAGCTGATCAGCGACAAGCAGAAGGGGACGATCGTTGACCTACTGAATTCTAAGGGAATTACCGAAGTCCGTCTCCTGAAATACCTGGGCGTCGAGACTTTGGATCAGACCCCGGCAAAAGATTATAATAAGGCGGTAGCCAGCATTAAAGCCACCCCTGAAAAGAAAGGGAAGGTGGAGTGATGACTATTATCGTTGACGCTTTTGATCAGTTAAGCCCTGAGTGGTTCCAAGCCTGCGCCGGAAACCCAGGGGCCAGCAACGCTGACAAAATCATCACGACTGCCGGCGCAAGATCCAAGCAGCGTGACGACTACATGCGGCAACTTGCCGGAGAATTTATCACCGGGGCCAAAGAAGAGACATTCACGAGTCAGGCGATGCTGAATGGCATGGCTCGTGAACCGGCGTCACGGGCGCTCTTCGAGATGATGTATGGTGTAGACGTCCAAAAGGTGGCTCTTGTTTATAAAGACGAAAAGAAATTGTTCCATTGTTCTCCAGACGGATTAGTTGGAGATTACGCTGGGTTAGAGATGAAAAACCCGATGGCCAAGACTCACGTCAAATACCTGCTCGAAAAGACCTTCCCCATGGATTATTACTGCCAGGTGCAAATGAGCATGTACGTCACCGGGAGAGATCTCTGGTATTTCATGAGTTCATACGAGGGATTGCCTCCGTTTATCGTTGAAATGACCCGCAGCGATGGGTTTATTAGAAACCTTGAGATGGAGTTGTATCAGTTCGCCGGAGAATTACAGGCTATGATCGACCATATTGAGTCATTCGGAGGAAGCGTTAAAACGACCCACAATGAAACAAAAGCCGAGAAGGCATCCAAGGCAGGCCCAAAGGCAGAAAAGGCCGTGGCGACCCCAAAGACGGAGGAGCTTGCGCCTTCTGAGTGTCCTCAGAGACCGGGGGACACCATGACCACAGCCTACTGCAAAAAATGCAAAGACAGGCTCGGGTGCAAAGCCTGGGATGTTAAATTCAAGGAGACGGGAGAATGAGAGAGATTAAATTCAGGGCGTGGCTTTCCTGGGATGAAGCCGGGCGCAATATGGGGAAGATGATATTTACAGAATTACGCGAGTTCAAGCGAGATATCGGGTTTCTGGCCAGCGACGACATGATCCAGATGAGGGAGTCGAAATCCTTTATGGGGGTTTACTGGACGCAGCACACCGGATTAAATGACAAAAACTGGGAAGGAATTTATGAGGGGGATATCGTCCAAAACTTTGAGCCTGATAACTTTGTTATTGAATATTCCAATGGTTCCTTTTGGTGTGTTGGTTACTCTAAGGGAAAGCCGATTGTCGACATGTTTGAACCCTACATTTTAAGCTCTAAGGCCGTGGAGAGCGAACAACTTGAAATCATCGGCAACATCTATGAGAATCCGGAGCTGCTGTCATGAACCCGATCTTTCGAGGGCACGTCGAAAAGGGAAGGCTCCTCCTGGATGATCCAGAGAAGTATTTGGTATGGATGTCGACATTTGAAGGGAAAAAGATTGAACTGACCCTACGGAAAAGCAACAGCACCAGAAGTCTCCAGGCCAATGCTTATTACTGGGGGGTCGTCGTGAAACTGATCGCGGACCACTGTGGTTATGACTCGGCAGAGCTTCACGAAGCCTTAAAGTATAAATTCCTGTCAAACCACGAAGCGGACGAGACTGGCCTGGTCAGAATTAAATCAACGGCCAGCCTCACGGTGGATGAATTCATCCGATACACAAACGATGTTGTTATATGGGCTGCCCGGGATCTGCAAGTCTATATCCCGGCGCCCGGAGACGTAGACATAGGGAGGTAACATGAAAGGCGAACGGCTGGTCCCCCACGGGGGAGGAATCATCATTGCCACCATTTTCACAGCGCTGTGCCTTATAGCCTTTGCTGTGGCCTGGTATACACTACAATATTGAAAGGAGAGATATGAAAGTCAACAACGCCCAAAACTGTCTATTTTGCGATGAAATTTTTATTGGTGAGGAGTGTCCAGACTGTGGATCGCGCGGTTGCTGGCCACTCAGAAAGTGGTTTAAACCGCAATATCCATTCGGAGGACTGAATCGTGATATACCATTACAAGTGGAGCCCCAAGAGAAGCCTGGCAATAGTCGCGGTCTTCTCGATGATCTCCGTGGCATATCCACTGAAAGATCTATCTCCTGGAAGCGGGAGCTTCTCAAAAACGACCTTGTTGGAGCTTACCCAGAAGATATCCCACATGCACCAGGTGGACCCCAGGCTCGTCAGAGCCATCATCCATGTCGAAAGCTCTGGGAATCCGTCTGCTGTTTCCTCAGCAGGGGCTACTGGCCTCATGGGGGTGATGCCGGCGAGCGCGCGTATGGTCGGGCTGCAGTATAGACAGTCAGACTTGAAGAACCCGGAGAAAAACATTATCGCCGGGATCAGAATCTACAAGTATTACCAGAGGGGAAGGACATTGCGGCAGGCGCTTCACCTTTACTCAGGAGGAGCGAAAGATTACTACTCGAAGGTTCTTAGAGCAAAGGAGGGGCTAACATGAAATATGACCGCATCGACTGGGATGAAGGCGACAAGATGATCAGAGAAGGCGTGTCTGACATTGAGATCGCCGAACACTTTGGCTGTAGTAAGAGCACAGTAGGTTATCGTAGAAAAGCGATTGGAATGATGAAAAATTATGTAGTCGCCCAGCCACACTTCGATTACAAGAGCGCCCTCGAAAACTGTTTAAAGGAACTGCACCAAAAGTATTTCCCGTGGGGGAAATTTTCTGACTTTCTGGAGTGGATAAAAACCGATAGAGGCCAGGAATTTTTGGACATGAAAACAAACCAGTGCGACCCCAGGGAAAACCAGAACTATCACGCAATCGAATTCTCCGCCAGCATCTTTGCCGGAAGAATAGGAAGGTATTCGCCGCACGCATGAGAATGACATTCAAAGAGTTTAACGACTGGCAGAAGAAGGTCCCGAGGGACAAGCCGAAAAGGCAGATGAACCGCACAGAAGCCTCGTACGCTGATATCTTGACGCGCCTGCAGATGACGAAACACATCTCCGCCTATCGATACGAATCCATCAAGTTGAGACTTGCAGAAAACACGACCTACACACCAGACTTTGAGGTGGTAAGGACGGATGGAAGTATTGAATTCCACGAGGTTAAAGGCGGATTCACAAGAGAAGACTCCTGGATTAAGTTGAAGGTAGCCGCAGAGCTCTACCCGGAGTTTAAGTTTTATCTCTGCAAGTACCAGAAGAAGATCTGGACGGTGAGCCAGGTATGAAAGGTGAATGTTATAAACTTATCCAGATC